TTGCCTGTATTAGATAATCCTAATGTCCGTAACTTTTTGGACATGATTTCTGCGGCAGAAGGCACTACTAAACACGGCTATAACACGTTGTTTGGTGGCGGCAAGATGGACTCGTTGACAGGCTGATAACCTGAGAACTGTGGCAATTGAATCTGTGAGCCACCCATAATTGCAGCAAGCTCTTGCAGCGGCTGACTACGCAATGCCAAGTCTTGTGCAAGCTGTTGTTGCTGTGCAGTGTTCTGAAACTGAGCTTTGCCAAGCGCTTGGTTATATCCAAGACTTTGACCTGTAATGCCTTGACCAAAGTTTTGACCCATTGCTTGGTTATACAGCCCTGCACCTGCTAGTTGCGCTTGGTTTGCAAAGTTGCCAAGTCCTAGTAATTCGTTAACAGTTTGTTGACGAGCAGCCATATCAAGGTTGATGCCTTGCAACGCTGCTTGGTTGTACAAGTCGTTTTTGCTCATCTCACGATTGCGAAACGCTTTGTCGTATGCCTCTGTGCCAGGCGTTAGACCTTGGTTTGCCAATTGTTGTCTAAACGAAACATCGCCAGCTTGCAATGTAGGATTTAACCGCTGAAGAATTAGCTCTTGCGCTGTTGTTCCTGCATTAATTGGCATTGCTGCTGCGCCGCTAGTATCAATTGAGTACTGTAACGGCACTTCAGTTTTTGCCATAAATTTACTAGCATCTGGCACTTCACCATACCCACCAAAATCTTTTTTAATTTCAGTCGATGTTGGCACAAATGGCGTTGACAACGTAGCCTGCACATTGTCCATTGCTGTGCCACCAAGCTCTGCTAATCGACGCTGAACACGTTGTTGCGCTTCTAAAGTTGCTTGCGCTTCTGGTGTTAATTGCTGCGTAACCGTTGGGATGCTTGGGCCTAAATACGCATTACGGTCAGGCGCAGCACCTGCGTCTTTTAGCGCTTTTTGATAAGCAGCGTCATCAAAGTATGTGTATTCAGTACCACCATCGCCACCGCCGCCGCCAGTTTGATAAAAAGCGTTGCGGTTGATGTTCTTTGTTTTTTGCTGATAGTTTGCTAGATCAGCGTTGTAGCGAGCTTCGTCAAAAGTTGGGTTGCTGTAAGTAATTGTCTGCGTACCAAACGGAGTAATCATGTTTGGGTTGCTCAAGCGTGAAGTAGTCTCAGCCGCTTTTAAGTTTTCCTGCCCTTGCTGTTTTGCAAGTCCCATGTAATCTGGAACTGGTGGCGTTGAAACTGACTTACCCATAACGAACCCCTAAAAATCGACAATTCTCTCTTGTCATTGTCAAAAATATAATGTCACCGTCTTGCGAACCGTCAACGATTCTAGCTTCTTCGGTAAAACCCATATTTGTTACTAATTTTATACTTTTAACGTGATTAGATACCACCGGAACGATAATTTTCTTTACATTGCAAGCATTAAACGGATAGTCAAAAATCGCTTTTAAATACGCTTTTGTCATCCTGCCTTCAATCGCAATGTGACAGAAAATTGATGCTCGATTCCAATTTTCGTAAATCACGCCTGCAACGATTACGCCATCTTTCTCAAGCCCGATAGCGCTACTCGTCTCAGAATAAAACTCACCTGCAATTCGATCCGCAACCCAAGCGCCGATTTCAGCGCCTTGGACTATATTCCAGCCCATCCGGTTTGGTACACAATGTCGGTTGATGCCCACAAGATAGTTACACCCTGTGAAGCTGACTTAAATTGAGTAGACCCACAGTAACCAATGCCTGTGATGCCTTGCCAGTTGTTGCTGATAATGTTTTCTGTGCCCCAATATGAGCTATCCCATAGCGCTGTGTCCCACAACCCGAAGTTGCTAGGCGAAAACGCTAGTGATGCAGTCGTGTCTTGCAGGTCAAAATCGACGTTCATGCCGACAAAGACTGAGGGAGCGCCATTTGTGAACAAACTAGGTCTTGCTCGTGTGAAATACTTTTTAACGCCACGAGATTCAAAGTAATTAAACGCTTGGAATGCGTTGCTGTTGATGTTTGCACCGTCATCTGCATAAGTTTCGTCCCATGCGTGTGCAACATAGCCATCAGCACCAAAATACGGTTCGTTTTCAAAGATTTCCCAGCAATTTGCTGCCCAACCAGTGAAATTGCACCATGCTTTTGTGATGTTATTCATCACATATTGCTGTTGCTGACCCGCCGCAACTGGCACATTGACGCTCAAAGCGTTGTGCCTTGGGTCAAATATCATTTGCCAACCAAATGTATCGCCGTAAGCTTGCGTTGCCGATGCAAATGCGCCTTGAATCTTGTCAGAAAGCGCAACTCTAGGGTCTAAACGTGAACTTTGTAAGCTTGCTGCAAGCGGATAAACGCCGTTATACGTCAAAATGACAACATCGCCGCCGTATTTAATCATGCAGCGTTTACCAACAGGCTTACCAACACGCCAAACGCCGATTAGCGACCATTTTGTAGCGTCACTAGGGTCTGTGCCTGCGTAAACGATAACTTCGCCATTAGACGTGATAAACACAAGGTTATCGTCAACGCCGTAACCAGCGTCTAGCGTCCATGTGCAAATATTTACAAGATAACCGCCCAATTGAGCAACGGCGCTCATGTCAATGTAGTTTGCAGCGCCTTGAATTGACAAAGTTGGCAAATACCAAGCTTTCAACGTGTCGTTTTCAGTAAACCAAACTTGATTCTTAAATGTTGTGATGTTGTTTAAGTCTTGCTGGTTTACGCCTGTGATTGTTGGCGTAATCCATGTCGAACCGTCATAAATAATGGGGTCATCAAAACCGTTTACAGCGTACAGATAGCCGCCAGCAGGAGTTGTGACGTTGACGTATTCCCACTTAGCATTGGACAGTCCAAACAAGTCTGGCGCACCGACAGGCCCTGACGCTGTGACGTTGTAAACCTCATCGCCTACGCAAGCAAATAGCTCGTTTGTAGCGCCTGATGAGTATCCCATCAAAGTTTGCACTTGACCGCCTAGCCCTGTGGCGTGTTTCGTGTAACCGGGTCTCAGCACCACGTTATTTACAGACGGGAACAAGTTGGTCAACTGGACAGCATCTAGCACGTCCATGTTTGCAATCGAGTCACGCACGTTCCAACCACCAATAGGCGCAGGAAGTGACGCTACTTTTGCAGCATTGTGTTGAACTAACTGATTGATGCCTCTGCGTGTAGCCATGTTAGTTCGGGCCGTATCCGGTGTCAGGAATGTTGTCGTAGCCAATCAGCACTGTGCCCGGTCTTGGCGCAAACGACAGGTTCGCAGCGCTCATGTCCTGAGCCAATATCGTCTCTAGCTCTGTCATGTAGTTGCGGAACATCGCTGTCGTATCGAAGCCTTTTGCCTCAAAATACTTGAGCTTTGTAGACAACACCATCAGGCGGTCAGGATAAATACAGGTGTCAGAATCCGCTGTAAACGAGTTCTTTGGCGTACCGTCTGCCGCTTCTGCCCATGCTTGCGAGCGGTATTCGTAGCCTAGTAGCTCATTGGTTGAGACGCCGGGCCAAATCTGAAACGTGTTACCCAACAAGCGCCACCGAATGCGAGGGCCAGTCGAGATATACCCCGAAAGCAGCCATTCCCATTGCTGTGCGTCCGTTGGGCCTAACATCTCCCAATGCTTTGACTTATCCCAATGAGTACGAGGGATTGTCGAATCGTAGTCAGCAGGAAGCGGATACTTTACTTTCATAAAGCACAAGTCAGTGCCGACAAAGTTGCCTGTTGACGGTTGATTGACTGTTACTTGCGTAGCTGAATCTACGCTTACGATGTATGTAGCGTTCCCAAGCCCGTTGCCTGTGACCTGATAAGTTGTATCAAGCCCAGCGGTGCTTGGGATGTTCGTGATTGTGTAAGTATTAAGAGCAACATCACCAGTTGTGTTGGTGTATGTCGTTGTGAACAAATGCTGCTTTGAAAGCCTGCGCCAATCGCCTTTCTTTAGTAGCTCGTAGCCTGATGCGTTCATCAAGGCTAGGATTTGGATAACGTCCTGATTGGTGTTACCAGCTACTGACGCAGGAGTCGAGACACCTAGCTCGTTGGTCACTTGCGTGACTAATTGCAGCATTGTGGACATTTATTCCTCTTTCTTTGGTCTACCAACTTCTTTTTTAGCCATCAACGCTGCGAGCTGCTCTTTGAGTTCTGCTAGTTCTTTTTTGGTGTTTTCAATATCAGATTGACCGTCTGATCTTGTTTTGTTCAACAAAAAGCTTCTAGCTTTCTCACGCAAACCTGCTGCGCCCATTCCTACTTTCTGAAGTTGCATATCTGAGGCTGTAGCGACTTGCTCAACAGTCTGAAACTTCACAATATTCAATTCTTCTAGC